TCTGCGCGACCTTGCGCACGAATCACCCGTGCATGGTAGTTTGGTTGTTGCCATTGGTGACATGATAGCCGGGAAGGGTATTCAGTCGGAGCAATACCAAGCAGAACTTGATGCACTTAAAATTGATAGCCTAACCTATGCCTGTGCGCATGACTTGAAGTTGTTTGGTGGTTTCTACATTGAAGTGATTTGGAGCAACGACCGCACGGTGATTAGCAAGCTAAATGCAATTCCATTTGAAGAGTGCCGCATTGCGGTGAATCAGGATGACGATAGCGAAATAGGAATCTTCCATAGCTACGATTGGTCGAACACACGAAAGAAACGCAACACGCCTGAGTTCATTCCCAAGTATAACTACTTGACACGCGAACAAGAGCCACGCCAAATCTATTGGTGCTTCACTTACACTGGTTCGGATGTGTACCCACGCCCCGACTACTGGAGCGCGATTAACTACATCGAGTTAGACAAGCAGATTTCAATCTTCCATATCAACCAAATAAGCAACGGTCTTTTCCCATCGACTATCATCAACTTCTACAACGGGCAGGCAACGCCAGAGCAGAAGCAGCAGATGATGATGGATTGGGAGAACAAGATGAGTGGCGCACGCAACGCAGGTAAGGTGGTCATGTTCTTTAACGAGCGCGATCAACCAAAGACTGAAATTACACCATTTCCTGTAAATGATGCGGACAAGCAGTATCAACTTATGAATGATACGGCAACGCAAAAGATTATCACATCACATCGCGTTACTACACCACTTCTATTTGGTATTCGCGAGAACACAGGATTTGGTAGCAATAAAGATGAGATGGCAACGGGATTGGAGATATTCAACAACCAGGTGATTGAGCCGTATCAAAACAAAATCAACTATAGCCTTGAAGAATTACTAAGCAATCAAATGCCGGGTGTTACTTTCGAAATAATTCCAAATACCCCACTTGCTATTGAGCAGGCAGAAGTGGTTGTGGATACCACAGGTGGTGCAACAGCGGATGTTGCTGCCACAGCCTTGAATGGTGCGCAGATTAGTTCACTCGTTGACATCGTGATGCAAAGTGCTGCGGGTGCTGTGCCTGTGTCAAGCGCAAAGGCAATCGTGCAAGCTGCATTCCCAACGCTACCTGCCACAACTATTGATGCAATCTTTGCCGATGTGGTTAGCGGTTCGCTGCAACCGACTGAGGTTGTTCAATCAGGAATTGAGTTAAAAAAAAAAGTAGCTGCGGACTTTGACGATAACAAAGTAGCAGATGCATTGATTGCATTAGGTGAAGACCAAGACGAAGATTGGGTGTTGATTGATGAGTACGATGTTGACTATGACACGGACGATGCAGACAACGAAAGCATAGAGGCGCACAACTTTGCAAAGACAAGCACAGGCACTGCACGCCCCAACGCAAAGTCAACACAGGATAAAACTATTGACGATGTGAAATTCTACACACGCTATAAGTACAGCGGTGAGATAAAAGAAAATTCACGTGAGTTTTGTCGTAAGATGATAGCAGCCGACAAGCTTTATCGCAAGGAAGACATCATGCAAATGACAAGGCAAATAGTCAATGAGGGATGGGGACCGCGAGGGGCTAACACATATTCGGTGTGGCTCTGGAAGGGCGGAGGGGCATGTGGCCATGTGTGGCGGAAGATGACCTTTGCCAGTGCAAAAGGTTTTGGTTTGGACTTAACCAATCCAAACATCCGCGAAGCAATGGATGCGCGAGTGAAGAAAGCAGGGTATAAGGTGCGTAACAATCCGAAGGTAGCACAAGAACCACGCGATATGCCTTACGAAGGATTTCTTCCTGACAATCCGCGATTCAATAAATAATAATTACAACTATGGCAGAGGTACTTTTAATAAGCGAAAACTACATCAAGAAATACACAGCCGTTAATGGTAGTGTTGACCCTAACTTGCTTTATCCATCAGTCTATTTGGCGCAGGATAAATGGCTGCTTCCCTTTTTGGGAACTAATCTGCTGAACAAGATTAAGGATGATGTGGCTAACAACACAATCGCGGGCAACTATCAAGTATTACTTGAGGATTACATTCAAAAGTGCCTATTGTGGTGGGTGATGGTCGATGTTACACCTAACCTGTGCTATCGCATGGACAACGGCACGCTTGTGCAGCGTCAAAGCGAAGACACTATACCTGTTTCGGATGTGGTGATGAAGGATATGATAGATCGTGCAAGGCAAAACGCAGAGCATTACACGACACTGCTTGTCGATTACCTGTGCGCTAACTCAAGTTTGTTTCCTGAATACTCCACAAGCACTTGGCCTGAGCGTTCACCACGAACGGATGTGACCAACACGCTAAACTACCAGTTCAGCACTGGCAACACGGCAACATCTTTTCGTCCTACCTACTCACGTAACATCATTAATCGTATACCATGAGTGATAAGAAGACCTTGAAACAAGATTACACCGAGCGTTTGCGCAAATATGAGCGCGAGCTGCAACTAAAACTCCGAGCAAATGGCAAACAAGAAGGAACAACCACAGGAAAAAAGTAACACGTTAAAGTCACTGCGCTACAAGTTGCAGTTGATGGATGGCTTGTGGTCGATACCACTTGCCTTCTTAGTGTTTGCGATTTCAGGCACGATATCCGTTGCCTATTTTAACGATGCAATCATTAGCACCGAATACATCCAGTATATCGTGCTTGCTGCACTCGTCATGGTCTTTGCCAACTTCGTGGTTTTTTTGGGCATCAGATTCAATTTTCGGGCATTGCAACGCGAGATATATAACAAGGAAGTCAAGTATGAAATAAACACCTATCTAACGACATGGCAAAAGGTTGTGTTATACCTGCTTTTATATGCGTTCTACTTTGCTGCCTACCTGTACATCTTACACATGCTGATGACGGTTACTGCGTAAGGGCAACCGCTGCATCATTTGTTGGTGTAAGAGAAAAGGGCGGCAACAACATGGGCTTTAATGACAAGGCTCTTCTTGTGCTAATGAAGCAACAAGGTTGGAAGCCCGGCTACGCATGGTGCAGCTTCTTCGTTATGGCTATGCTCGATGAGTGCGGCATACCTCACAAGATAAACGGATGGGCACCGACCGCATACAATCGCTATGATGTCATTTTCACGGATGGTAAATTCGTACAATCATTTAATGAATCCGATGTGCTTGTAATGACCTTGAGTTATAAAGATAATGGTAAAAGGTACAAGAACATTGGTCACACGGGCATCGTGGATAAGGTGACTAAGTATTCAGTGCGCACCATTGAAGGCAACACCAATGACCAAGGCATGCGCGATAGTCGCACCGGTGATGGTGTCTACTACAAAATTCGCCCACTATCTAAACACTTACACATTACACGATGGAAGAAAACAAGCTAAGAAGCACGGTACTAATCGCAGCGGTTGCAGCGGTTGTGTTAATTATGATTATTGTTGGTGTTAAATCCTGCAAGGAAAAGGAAGACCCTGCTATTGAACGGCTGCAAAGCATTAACGATTCACTTTATCAAATCATTGAAACCAACAACAGCAAAACTGATAGTCTTTTTTTGAAGATAGACAGTCTTCAAATACATCAAGACACCATCATCCAACAGCAACAAATCACCAATGAAATTTACCGCAATGAAACTTACAACATTCTTTCTGCTACTCCTGCTAATGCCACTGCTCAGTTTCGCGCAACGCTCAAAAAGTCGGATAGCCTACTCAAAGCAGGATTTTACACCAGAACTTACAACCTACGATCTGCAACTTTTCAATCTCAACTACAATAGCATGATGTATTGGTACGGCACGGCTATGGAAATCGATAGCTTGTACCAACTTGAAAGATTAAAAACTACTTATTACGCTAAGATAACAGGCATTCAGGCGCAGAGTTATGAAACACTCGCTGAAATCTATGCGAATAAGCAGGCCATTGAAAAGGCTATTGCCACTGAGAAGGACAACGAAATAAAGGATTTGAAAAAGAAGAACAGGCGGTTAATAATTACTAACACAGCACTCACTTTAGGTATCACAGCGGTAGCAGTTTCTACTATATATTTTGCAATACTATAATCATGGACTTTCAACCTCGAGATTTAATCACAATAATTGGTGGAGCAGTATCGCTCACTGGCTTGTACTA